CAATGTATTTGGTTGAAATGTCACATACGACTCACCATCGATTTTTTTATCTGCCTTATCGTCAGTGAACATCAAGTCACCTTGGATAACATCTTTAATACCTAGTCCAGATAATTCCTTAAAGGCCACTGCAAATTTAGATTTCAGAGTTGGAGACAAATCTGCATCTTGAATTTCTTTAGCGCTCTTATATAACAATGGAACTGCATTAAAGACAGACTTCTTTGCAACAAAGAATTTGCCATCGGCAGGGTCTGTTCCGGCGAAAATAGCAGGAGCTCCATCCCACTTTACTGTCATATTAATCTTTGATCCAGATTCACCAGAGAGCATATCTCGTAATGAACGTAAAAAATTAACTGCAGCTCTTCCGCCATTAATTCCATTGTTTATAATTTCATCTTCAAGATGTTCTAAGTGAAGATTTTTTCCTGCTTTTGATTCTATTAAATGTGTTCTAAAACTTTTCATTAGTATAACTTTCCAAATGGGCCAAAGATTTTTCCTTTTTTCTGTGCGAGATATGCCATCGTAGTAAGTAGATCGTCTAGTTGTTCTCCCCTTAGAGAAACAATCTCACAGACAAGATGCATTTGCATCAATTTACTATGGGCAAAATCTGGTCTGCTGCTATTGTACGCAGACATAAAATTTTTCTTAAAATTATTTTCTGTAATTCCAGTATACTGTTTAATTTTTTTAAACTTATATAAAAAATGGTTATAGTTTTCATTAAATTCTGCATAAGTTTGTGGAAACTTGCTATTATCATTATTCCAATTTAATTTTTCTTGATTGAAAACTTTTTCGGCCATTACCAATGGAACTTTTCCCAATCGGGCTGAAGTTGCCCCTAGATCAGTTCCTTCTATTTTTAAGTTATTAAATCCAGCACTGTTTTGTCTGATTTGAAATTTAATACTACCTTTTTTCCCAGAAACCACTATTTTCGTATCTGAGTTTTTAAACTCTCCGTTGGGCTTAATACCTAGATTTATATCAATAGAATCTAATTTAAAGTTATATTCTGCGTCATCAAACAAATCCATATTTTCCAGATTAACAAGTTCCCATCTAGCAGTTTTTCCTGACATTTTCTTCAGAGAAATACCAACAATTTTTCTTTCATGATACATATCTCTAAGTATAGCATTAAACTCTTCCAAAGATGTTACATCATCAAGAACTTTTGCCTTCAAAATATTCTTTACTTTGTTTAGATCTGAAACTAACCAAATATCAGCAGGATTCCAAGTATCTTTCTTGGATATGCCATATTTTGTTTTACATATATCTGATATATAATCCATAAACCCACCATCCCTAGAATAGTGGCCATATTTGGTTCTACCAACTTCTTTATATGTTGTTAATTGTTGCTGAAAGAATGTATTTTCCCATTCTTCATTCATATCTGGATAAATCTTTTTTAGATCATCACGGTATAGTTTCATAAACTTACCCTGATCGATATATCCATTATTTTCTATACTCTTTTGGATAGCAAAAAGAGAAGCAAGCTCTTGCTTCTGGGTCGTTTTCGCATCTGGTTGTCCGCCAATTCCAGTGAATTGACTCTTATCAATATCAGTCCACCGATAACCGTTAAATATTGTGCTAAATTTAGTACCCGATTTCAATACAGAATTTACTCTAGTTTGGGATTTTGCCTTAACTGCCTCCAGAAATTTCTTAATCTCTGGAGTCAGTTCTACTTTTTGTTTTGTCTTGGCGATTTTTATTTCTTTTTTGTTTTTTATTATATCCGCAACCTGATTTATATAAGGTTTATCGAATGTAATATAAACGCCGCCTGATAGATTAGCCAATGGAATTACCTTTTTATTCAGTTAATACCCACTATTTATAATTTTTACATATAGTGCAAATAAGTTCCTACAATATATTTGTCATTAGAAACTGCTGGTTGGGCCTGGTGTGGGTGTGTCCAGAATGGTGGGAATACGGCAAGTCTGCCTTGAACTGGCTTAATGCTTGTATTATAATCTGGAAATACTGTCTCTCCGCCTTCTTCTACTGTATTCAAGTAAAAGAAACATACCAAGAATCTTCTAGCAGAAGCATAATCACCGACATCTGCGTGATATTTGAAATCATCCTCAGTTCCAGCAAAATACTTCTTCATCCGCACTTCTTCATTATGACATTGTGTAGGGAAAAAAGCAATATTATTATGCTGACGATAACTTTCAACATATTCGGAAACTTTACCCAATAATTCCATTGACAACTCTTCAAATTTTGGATTAGCTGACAACAGGGCAGGGTCAAAGAAGTTTATTTCTGTAAAACTTCTATACTCTGGATGTTCAGTTTTCTTATGATGTTCTTGAGCCTTTTCAAACTCTGCGATAATCTCTTCGCATTTCTCAGCCGATAAAACATTATCCCAAACAGAAATATATGCCATATTTCCATCTGGTGGCTTTACCGCAAAGGTATCTTGATCTACTTCAAAATTTACAACTTCCTGTTCTGTAGTTGCTGTGTTTGTTTCTTCTGTCATAGTTTAATCTCCACTTTTCCTATCTTTTTACTGGATTTTGTACTAGAGAATGTTTCTCTAAAGTTATTATCTGTTTTTTCTTGTATTAGTTCATCTTGTGCATCTTCTTCTACATCATACAATCTCATTTTAGGTCTGTCAATACCGACAACAAATCTTTTATATTCATTTGGATCATTATACCTATTCTTCAATTGTTTAATTAATATTTGCCCCATTTCTTCTAATTCTTCTGTTGCAATCAAAGCAAACATCAAGTCCGCTGTAGCGGGCAAACCAAAACTTTCTGATGTATCTGTCAAGTCTACATCACTATTGCCATATCCACCTCTGGTCGTTTGGGTTGCAGTCACAATAGGAACATCATTCTCAACAGCAAGACCTCGTAGTTCTTCTGCAATAGATTTTATCAATGTATATGAGTTTGCACCAGCGCCAGGTTTGACACGAGCCGATGAACATATATTTAGGTAATCAATATAGATTACTTTTGGACGAAAATTCTTCTTTAATGACAACTCATTTAACAAATGTCTGAAGTGGTTTGCATTGGCAACTGCTGTAGGATATTCTTTAATAATCATCTTTCCAGTAGTTTTCTTTTGTAATTTGTCAATCTTTTTATCAAAGGTATTTCTAGCCATACTAGAAACATCTTGAATAGAAGTATTCAATAAGTTTGCATCAATACGCTCTGCAATTTTTTCCTCTGACATCTCAGCAGTAATATACAAAACATCATATCCCATTAAGAGATGATTTGCCGCACAGTCACACATAAACAGTGATTTTCCAACACCAGTACCAGCGAGAGCAACATTCAAAGTTTTCTTTGGCAATCCACCCTGAGTAATACGATTTAACATATCCAAATGAAATGGTATCTTTTCTTCTACTTTTTGATAGAATTCAAATCTAGATTCCCAATCGTCAATAAAATCATGCCCAATATTACTATCAAATGAAACTGCGAGAGCTTCACTCAGTATCTTAGGCATATTACCTTTATCTGGGCCATCGTCATTAATAATACTAATAGATTTCATTACTGCATTATATACAGCACGATCCTGACACCATTTTTCTGTAGCATCAAGTTGCCACTGACTATTTCTATGTTCTTCTTTTTGATTATTAAGATAATCTATAAACTCTACAGATTCTTTATAAATGTTTTCTGATACATTAACATCCTCTAAAGATATCATCAGCGAATCTTTAGTCGGAAGTTCATTATACTTTTCAATATGATTTTTCATCAAATCAAATACAGTTTTATTCGATTCGCTCTGAAAGTATTCACGATCTATAAACGGTAATGCTTTACGCACATAAGCATCATCCGCAAATAAACAATTCATAACAACTTGTTCAGTTAATTCCATTTAACCTTTTTGCCTCTTCAATTAATTTTTCTGATTCTTTTTTCAAATGCTCAGCTTGACGCAATAGCGCCTCTCGCTTTCCATCTATGTCTGTACCCTTAAACATAGACATAGTATTTGGTTCTTCGTCGGATGTTCCATACACTTCCGTCCATTTATCTTTTGGACATCTAATCTGGGCAATCTTTGCCTTTGCAGGCATAAAACATCCACAAGATTTACATACCTTTATAGATGCCTGAAACTGGTCACAGGAGCGACACGTTGCCATGCGCTCCTGATAGATATAGTTGGATGCAAATATCTTAGACATTATCCAACTCTAAACTTCTTACTGATAAATTCATCAAACTTTACATCTTCCAAAATTGGTTGCCAAAACTCACTATTATGAGTATCTTTCTCACGAAACTTTTTATCAGAAACCTCACCAGATTCCACATCAACCATCTGATACCAGCCGCCTGACCTTGATATTACACCATAATCCATGGCCATGTCAAGAAGACCTGAGAATTTATCTACACCCTTTTCCCAAGAAACTGAAATCGGTATTTTAGATTTTTCTTTGACAAACCTAGATTTCTCGACATTGATTACAAAATGATATCCTTGTATCTCCGTACCCACCTTATCTTGTTGTCTACCAACAATCCAAATAGTGTCAGCACTATAATACATTCCAGTACCACCAGAGACTACTTTGGTAGGATATAGCCCCTGAGAATCATATGTATGATTGATAGCAACCATTGGAATATCCTTCATCGTAAGATGTGGAGTAATCATTCTAAATAAAGATTTAAACTGTTTTGCTCTAGTCATATCGGCCGCAGATTTTTGACTCTCTGCATCATCCACTTCTTTCTTGGATGCCAAGTTACCGACAGAATCTACCATGATAAACACTTTATCATCAGTTTCAATTTCTTTTAACTGAGCAACCATATCAAATTTTAGCTCTTCCAAATCAGTGACAGGAACGTGGACAATTCTTGTTGTGTCAATATCAAATACATCAAAATATCCCTGTGGAGTACCAAATTCCGAATCGTAAAATAAGACAACACCTTCTGGATTTTTATCCATGAAAGCTTTCATCATAATTAGTCCGAAAGCAGTTTTAAAATGTTTAGATGGGCCTGCAATCATTGTCAATCCTGATGTATATCCACCATTCAAAGAACCAGAAAATGCGACATTCATCGCCGGAATATTAGTCGGGGTGCTGTCTTTTTCATGTAGGTATTTTGATTCTGATAACACATTAACTCTCCCATCTTTAAATGAAGAGTTTTTTCTAAGTTTGCTCATTAATCCTTTTGACATCGTTTTCTCCTAAAAAAAGTCATCTATCGAAACACGGTCTTCTGTTGTCCAACCAATTGCATCAGTGATGGTGGTGATTGGATCTAAGAAGGCCTTTTCGAATTGTTTGTTATAATCTATAAATCTTAGCAAATCAAATTCTTCTGGTAGAACATTTTGAATTGCAATTGTATTGTTTCCAATTGGATTGGGTTCTTTTAGATAGGCGAACTTAATCTTTTCGCCCTCTTTGATAACTGGATAAGTCATATCCAATTTATGTTTCTTGACTAGCTGATTGTAGTGCATTACTCCCTTTACGTGGATTGGGGTTCCTTTCGTGAATAAGTCTTTAGAATCATGATACTTCTTCAAACCATTCACACTTCGTGGAAATGATATCTCATCTATCGCAAGTTGTTTGAATTCTTTTCTAAAACTTTCAATATATCTTATCAACTCTTTATTGTCGCCTTTCATAATAACTTTGAAAGATTCTCTGAGTTTATCTCTACATGCTGCGGGCGTAGAAGATCGAACTGCTTCAATGCCCATAATTTTGAGTTCTGGAGTTTTATATCGAACACCTTCATTATCATGGACATTTAAAATATATCTCTTCTTTGCAGTCCACAAACCTTTTGATGCGATGACTTCTCTAGCCATTACCATCTTCTGGTCATATGAATTCATATACGAAGCAAGATCTTGATAAGCCTTATCAATAAAAGGTTCAAGTTTGTCTTGAGCAACTCTATCCAAAAAAGATACAATTGTGTCCGTCGATACACCACCCTCACTCTCTGGTCTCGAAATTTTTTCTCCAAACACCTTGTGTACCAAGTCACCAAAAACAACGTATATCGAATCCGTATCGCTCGCAATAACATACTCTTTCTCATCCTCATTCCCTAAAATTTTGTTAATATATTCATTGACTCGTTTTTCAATCCAACGAATAGAAAGTTGTCCAGACAGTGTAATAGATTCTGCCTGTCTAATATCAAAGTATCTAAAGTACTGATTTCCTAATGCACCATAAGCAGAGTTCAACAGAATCTTTGCAGCCATTTGTTTATTATGTAACTGGGCAATCTTTTTATCCAATTCTATGGGATCACCATCTCCATCAATCTTGCGCTGTTTACATTTTAGCATTTCTTTTTTAGAAATTACACGTTCATCATACATATTTTGCATCAACTTGGGCAAAAACCCTCGTTTAGCATTATCATATAACACTCCATTTGGAGTTAAAGAATAACCATGTTGCTGACAAGCTTCAGTATCAGTTTTTTTCTCTAGAAGTTTTTCCACACTAGTATCTACTCTATCAGTTTCTATAAGTGTTTCTGGACTGATATTGTACTGCATAATTAAATGCGGATACAGACTGTTTAAATCAAAAGACATCACCCAATCATGCATACCGACAATAGGATCTTTTACATATGCACCAGCATATGCTTCTGTTTTTGTACTAAAAGTTTTCGGGGGAATTACAATATTATCTTTTCGCAGTAAATTAAAAGCGATAGAATCCCATGTTTTAATTGGAGAAAATACTTCATCATAATTAACCTTCGCCTGATATGCAATTGTTATCAACAACTCCAAAAGCTTCAATTTATCTTCAAGCCTATCAACCAATTCGACATCAATAATATTATAGTCAATATATTTTTGATAGTCGTGTTTATAAAACAAATGCATAGCAGAAAACTCAGAGTGATCTAGTTTTCTTTGTCCTAATTCTATAAATGCAATATGATCTAATCGATAACTCTCTCTTGTTACATATGTAAACTTTTTATACAAGTCAAGATAATCGATAATGTTTAATCCAAGAAGTTGAATTTGTTCTACTAGTTGGCCGCGGATATTTTTCTGTATCTTTTTAACCGAGCGCCATGGAGACAGTCTCTTCATCTGCTCCTCGCCCAGTATCTTGGTGATTCTATTCACTAGATAAAGGATATCAAAAGAGTTCACATTCCAACCTGTGACGATATCAATATCCGCGGCCTCCCACAAATTCAAAAAAGAACGCAATAGTTCCATTTCGCTTGTGCATTTGTAGTATTTAATATCAAGATGCTGCACTTCTGGCGTTATATCTTCCCAATCACCCAATCCCAAAACTGTATACAGTCCATTAGATTTCAAAGTGATTGCGTTAACACGTTCTGCAGCTGCAGCAGGTTCTGGAAATCCCTGCTCACACTCAACTTCAATATCCAAAGTTACAGTGTTGATCTGTTCAACATCATATTCCAAATCCTGATATGTATCAGATATAAATGGGTATATAAAAGGAGACATTCCATATAATGGAGTCAATCCTTCGGTTTCCCTTATCTTATTTCGGGCTTCTCCAATTGTCGGAAATGTAACTTTCTTTAGATTTTTACCATCTAAAGATTTAAACTTGGTGTTTTTTTCTTTAGTTTCGTGAAATAGGGATGGTTTGTAATCTAGTCTAAGTTTTTTTCGCTCGCCATTGTGAACTTCTCTGACTAGAATCTTGTTCCCAATGTTTTGAACATTCGTGTAAAAACGCATAATACCTCATTATATAATTGTTTGATAATCTTAACACATCTTTTGCGATATGTCAAGATTTTTATCAAATTTTAACGAACCCATGATTTCCGCTTGGCGCAGAAGTCTGGAGTGTTGGTTTACTTGGTGGCATCACTAAACCGCTACCAAATACTTTATTATATTCGTTGATTAATTCATTTACTGGGTCTGTAATAAATCCAATATAAGATTTTTCAACGGTAATGCCATCTGACGATTTTGTATATGGCATAAAGGGTGCCAACCCAACCCTAGCAGTAGCAGAGGTTGTGTCGGCATATGATGTTACAATCTGACAAACATTTTTGATGAAGACTTTATTATCTTCTTTTTCTTCGACTTCGCCCATCAGTTCTTCACCAGAAATAAGTCTAAGAACTTTAGCTGGCATCAGAAGCTTCTTCTGGCGGCGCTTCTGCTGGCGGCGTTACTGCTGGTGCTGGTTGCTGAATATTTGCAAAATAAGAAATAACTGTTTTTAGTTTTCCTTCTGCGTGTTCTAGATTTCCGACTAATCGATCCATTTCATCAACCACATCTCCATGTTCTCCAACGCCTACTCCATTTTCAAAATATACTTGAAGATTGGCAATCGCCTCATCTCGCTGATATTCATATTTACGGATTAAAGCTCTCAATTTTAAACTTTGTGAATAATCTAATTTCATTTTATAACTCCTATGTTATCCTTGATAATCTTTTGCTTGTTCCATTTTCGCACCTTCACGAATCCACTTCTTTTCATTTTTAATATGATTTCTGATTTGTTGTTGAAGATGCCGAGAATACTCAGTGTCACCCAACCATTTTATAACTCTTCTTTCAAACCATTTCCATTCCATATTAAGAATTTTTTGAACTACATGTGGACTTTTTGTTACAATTTCCTTATTGTTAAGGATTTCTTGCATCAATCCATCATGTGGAAGGCCTGGAGAAAATTCTATATCGGTTCCCGATCCTGTTGTTTTATATAAAACATTATTATCGTCAACATGCATTTCATATTCTTCTGACATATTAAGAACCTTTTACAATCCAATCTTTTTCGTCTTGGATTTCGCCGCGGCGAGCTTTACACAATTTCATCAATTCGTTTAAGTGTTTTCTTGCCCGAACACCGGCAGACTTATTTCCACCTTGAAATTTTTCGTTCTCTAATTTATACTGTTCCAATTCAATGGTTAATTGATCATGAGTTTCCATTTTATTTTCCTTTTAGAATGGGGGGATTTCTCCCCCCTAATGATTTATTCAGTCAAAAGAGTTTTCTTTGACTTTTTACCTTTAGATTGATTAATAGCAATCTTTCTAGGCTGCTTCTCTTCTGGAATAACATGCTCTAATTCTACAACAAGCATTCCATTCACTAGTTTTGCACCATTCACTACAACATCTGGGTTGAGAGTAAATGTTCTTACAAAGTTTCTAGACGAAATTCCCTTATGCAAATAATTTCTTTCATCTGTCGTATCGTCTTTAGTACCAGTAACGGTTAAGGTATCTTCTTTAACTTCAACATCAAGTTCTTCTTCTGAAAATCCAGATGCAGCAATTTCAATACGATAATCACTATCGGTGCCTTTGACTACATTGTATGGGGGATAGTTTTGCGTTGTTGTTTGAGACTGAAGCTCAAGTTCATTAAACAATCTATCAAACCCAACACTATAACGCATAAAAGGGTCTAAAGTTTTAAATTTCGTAACCATGTTTTTTTCCTCCTGTTAAGCAAGGTTTTGAAATAGGCCTCGTTAGAGTACCAAACCGATTTTACCGCAATTGCGCGAAGGAATCGGCGATCCTAATACTATATATAATAAAAATTACAGTCCTGTCGAACCAAAGCCGCCTTTTCTTGAAGTTTTTTGCTCTGGTCTATCGAAAATTTCTTCTACTCTGACTGGATCATTATATACAAGTTCTGCTTGGGCGATCCTCATTCCATCTTCAATAAGAAAAGTTTTCATTGATACGTTATGCAACATTACATATGTTTGCTCAACGTAATCAGAATCAACAACACCTTCACAATTAGCAATCACAATTCCATTTTTTAAAGACAATCCAGAACGTGGATGTATTCTCATTGACATATCTTCTGGTAAATTAAATATTAGCCCAGTAGGCACTAACATTCTTTGTCCACTATAGAGTATGATATTTCCATCTTCAACAGTCACAGTTTTCTTTATATTCCATTCGTCATAACATTTTATTGGTTCATTACCAAGTAATGATGCTCTGAGATCAAAACAGGCTGCCCATTCTGACCCCATAACTGGAAGATGTGCTTCCGCAAATAATTTATAACATTTTAATGATGTTGATTTTTGTGATACTGGTATTTCTGCCCACTTTGCCATAATATATCCTCTGTATTATCTTTTTCTACCTATATTATATTTAGGTACTAATTCCCATTCATTTTTCTCTTTATGTGAGATAATTTTAATCTGAGAAATCGGTGCATCTTCATACACATCTTCTTTTACTATATCAATTAATCCCCACTCCTTGAGTAAGTTTACAATTGTATTTCTTCTAGCTCTATCGTTCTCAGAAAAATCAGAAGACTTTCCATCAAGTTTAAATAGTTCCTTAAAGTGAACGATGTAGTATTTACCCTGCTTGTGGAGAATGTGACAGGATTGATATAATTTCCTGTCTTTTTTAGAGGCAACTCCAATTCTAGTGAGTGTTTCTCTAATTTTTAAAAAGTCTTCTTGATCATCCAATGATACTTCGACTAACGATTCTAATAGTGACATAATTATCCGCCTTTGTTCAGTTTACTCTTAATTATGCCTATTTGTTCTTTCGACAATATTTTAAGAGCTTCCTCTGTTTTTTTATTATTATATCCATAATATTCTTTCACATATTCGAAATCATTATGAATAGTTTTTTTGTGCCAAGGTGAAAATCTTTTTCTTGGACGCACACTATTTAGTAAATAATCAAATTGCAACTTTTTATCAGCGGTATGATGTATGTTCATTTCATTTGCATATAAGATCGTGTCATGAAAATTAGAAAAGTTCTTATTAATAAGAAAAGCCTGATATGCTTTTTCCCAATGTTCGTCTTCAGTATCCATCAATCTCTTTTTAGTATGAGAAATTGCCGGAACATAATCTTTAAATAAATCGTAACTCATTATCCACTCACATATACATCTTTTTTGGGTCGATACCATGTTTTCTGTTCATGAATTCTTCCCAATAATTCTTGAATTTCGTGCATCTCTTCTCTAAATTTTTCGCTTGTATCTCCCTGAGCAATAGCAAGGCCTCTACGCCCTGCTTTCGCTCTAAGTGCCTGTTCGATAATTTCTATATCCCGAACATTTAAATTGAATGATGTATTTGGACTATTCATTTCCAGTCACATTCCATCATCAATTCAGTAAGACAAGCAACAAGATTGATCTCCTGATCTGCAACAAATGCAGATTTGTAAGAATAATCAGCAATAGTCACAACAGCTTGTGGAATAGAAGATGCCTCTGCGTGTTCATATAAACCATCATAGATATTTCTATATAGAGTATTAGGATCGTTATCTAAGTTTTGGGCAACCCAGCCACGCAAGTCTGTGAAGTTCTTATCTTTCATTGCCTTCACAAGTTTATTGACATTCACCTCACCTACATCAGTGAGCAATCCTTCATCGATTTCACCCCCAACAGAATATCTTTGTAGTTCATTTAACACTCTCCGCCAATCGGGAAAATGTTTCATAACCATTTGCTGAACTACTTTATCTTTATACTTAATATTCTCTTTGCCAAGAATAGATACAACTCTTTTGTAAAAAGATGCAGCGAGTTTTGGTTTATCAGACTTTTTAATCTTAAACTCTACAATGGAACACCGACTATGTAATGGTTCAATTATACGATTTTTGAAATTACAAGTAAGAATAAAACGACAATTACCAGAAAACTCTTCAATAAAACCGCGAAGAGCTGGTTGTGTCGATTGAGGGTTTAGATAATCTGCCTCATCTAGAATAATAACCTTTCCAAACTCATTACTATTACCAGTGTCAAAACTCACAGTAGAGGCGTAATTTCTAATCTTATTACGCAGTACATCAATACCGCTGTCTTCGGAACCATTGATTAATATGTAATCCATTTTCATCTCATTACATAAGGCACGGGCCAGGGTTGTTTTACCAACGCCTGGGCCGCCTGCCAATAATAAGTTAGGAAGACTACCAGTTTCCACAAACTCTTTGAAGGTCGCCTTTAGGTCTTCAGTTAGGATACAATTATCAATATCATTCGGGCGATACTTTTCCACCCATAAAAAATTGTCCATACTTACTCCCCATAAGTCGAGTCTTGTTCAAGTGTAATCCAATATTGAATTGGCAACTTCTGATGTCGGAAAGTTGAGATTTTATTTTTAGAAATCCCTACATCATAGTCACCTTCGATTAACTTTAGGTTTTCTGAGCGGAAGTACATATTAAATGTTGCATTCGATTCACCAACTGGTTCTTCAGCAACATTGGATGTATCATCTTTTTTATCCAATGCACAGAAATAAACAACTCCATCGTCTTTTGTTGACAATGAATAATCAGGAAGTCCAGAAATGGATGCCACTTGATTGATAGTATGCAGTGTAGAATTTGGAAGCTTTACATTGATATCCCAATCCGGCGAAGGTTTCGATCCTTCTGGATTATTATCACTACCTTCTAATGCAAATGTATTTTCTACAAATACAATGATAGATGGTTCCGCTGCCATAAATTTGTAAGTCTTTACACCGTTAGACATCATGACATATTTTTCTTGAAAGTCTAGTTCTGGATATATCTTTAATAAGTTTAAAAACTTACCTAGATCATAGATACAAAAATCTACTG